TATCCCGCCGAGTTAAAACAACCTTTTCATGAATCTGAATAGGATAGACGTTTAGGAGAAGTATATCTGCATTGGAGTCAAATCGGTAAAACTTTGTATGAAGTTTTTAGAGATGAAAAAGGTGCTGATATTGATCAAGTAGTTTGTGATGCTATCACACATTTAAGATACTATAGCGGTGAATTTGACATTGAATGGGCAAGGGACGTTTGTTACAACGGTGAACATCCTTGGTATACAGATGAAATGGCAAAGTTTAGACCATGGTTAGAAAGAAATGGATTCGATCCTGCTAATAAAGAATATAATTATGGATATCACCCAGTGGGAAAAGTTGATTTAAATCGAAGCTTCGGAACAGAAGATACAGAAAAAATTTGGAATTTATTGTCGACTCATTTAGACATATACAAAATATCTGCAGGTAATATTGAGGTTACTTATGATTATAGTTGGACAGATGACGACTATTATCAACAACAAATAGAAAAGTTAAAACCTGGTTATGACTATAGCAGTAATAAAGTGGAGTGAAAATAGATGAACTGGTTGAAAAGAATATATTTAAGAATAAAACTAGAGATAGCATATCGTAAAAAACTTAAAGAATTACGAAAACGCGATCCTTTTATTTACAAATGAATATTTTGGGAATAAGTGCAGGGTTTCATGATGCAGCAGTATCCTTAATCGATACGCAGGGGAACATTTTGTTTGCCAGTCACAGTGAACGATATAGTAAAAAAAAGAATGACGCAAGTTTAGATTCTTTACTGTTAGATGAGTGTTTGCGATTTGGGCCAATAAATCAAATAGCATATTATGAAAAGCCTTTGCAAAAACAATTAAGACAATTATATGCTGGACAAGGAATTGAGTGGGATAAATTAAGTGCCAAACAATTACTAACTAAACAAGATAAAAGATTTCAAACTGGATTCAAATTCCAAAGTTATCCTCATCATCTTAGCCATGCCGCTGCTGGGTTTCAAACAAGTGATTTTGATCGTGCTACAGTGGTAGTAATAGATGCTATAGGAGAGTGGGATACCGTTAGCATATGGGCAGCAGAATTTATTGATGAAAAAGCCAAGTATAAAAAGCTATGGAGTAAACGTTATCCTCATAGTATAGGTTTATTTTACAGTGCGATGACTCAACAGGCTGGACTCAAACCCTTAGATGAAGAATATATTATGATGGGTATGAGTACGTTAGGAAATAAAAAATCTGCAAATGCACTAAAAAATATAATGATAGAAGATGAATGGAATTTAGAATTTAAACATAATTTACACATCGGTGTGCAAGATAACCTATTAAAAGATTGGCACAAATGGGACATTGCAGGAGCTGCACAAACCCTGACGGAAAATTTAATTTACAATGTAATGCGTCGAGCTAGAAATTTCGACTGGTCTAGTAATTTGGTGTATATGGGTGGAGTAGCTCTTAATTGTGTTGCTAACGCAAAACTTTTCAATTATTTTAATAATGTGTGGATAATGCCAAACCCTGGGGATGCTGGCAGCAGTTTAGGTGCAGCAGCATTAGCGTATGGTAAAAGATTAAAATGGGTAAACGCTTATTTAGGGACTGAAATTAAAGGTTTGTATCCAGTAAATCAAATTTTAGATGAGTTGTTAACAAATAAAATTGTTGGAGTGGCCAGTGGCCGTGCTGAATTTGGTCCCCGAGCATTAGGTCATCGGAGTTTATTGGCAGATCCTAGAGGGCCCGATATTAAAAATAAAGTTAACAGTATTAAACAAAGAGAACAGTTTAGACCATTTGCCCCGGTAATTCTCGAAGAACTGGCTTCAGAGTATTTCGAAATGCCAACAGCTCAGAGTAGATATATGCAATTTGTTGCCGAGTGTAAACAGCCAGAAAAATTTCCAGCAATAGTGCATTATGACGACACTAGTAGAGTACAAACTGTGCCTAAAGATGGATCTGGCATCAGAGAACTTTTAGAAAAATGGTTTGTTGTAACTGGATGTCCTATGTTATTAAATACAAGTCTCAATATTAAAGGTGAACCGATGGTAAATGATAGATCAGATGCTGACAGGTTTGAAGCCTTATACAACATAAAGGTAGTATCATGAACAAAAAGATTCTTATTATGGGTTTACCCGGCGCAGGCAAAACTTATTTCGCTGAACGTCTAAAAACATATTTAGAAACATTCAGTGACATTACACATATGGCCGGAGACAAATTAGTAAACTTAGAAACTCCACCTTATAATTGGCATGCAAAGGTAGTTTGGTTTAATGCAGATGAAATAAGAAAGAAATATAACGATTGGGATTTCAGTCGCGAAGGCCGTATTCGTCAAAGTTTGCGCATGGCACAATTTGCTTTAGAATGTTCTGGCGATTATGTGATTTGTGATTTTGTAGCACCGTTGCCTGAGATGCGTCACAATTTCAAAGCAGATTGGACTATTTGGATTGATACAATCGCTGCAGGTCGTTACGAAGATACTAATAAGGCATTTGTACCACCCGACATATATGATTTTAGGATCACCGAACAAAGTGCTGAAAAATGGGTGCCATTTGTGGGTCAACATATTTTAAATAATCGCCGTCGTCCGGTATTCGACTGGCAAAAAGAAACAGTTCAATTATTAGGAAGATGGCAACCTTGGCATGCTGGTCATCGTGCACTATTCGAACGTGCTATAGAAAAAACTGGGCAAGTATGCATTATGATTCGCGATTGTCAAGGGTGGCAAGGTAGTAATCCATTCGCTATAGAGCAAGTCGCTAACTTGATTAAACGGGACCTTGATCCTTTTTATCAAGGTCAGTATACTATACAGGTTGTGCCTAATATTGTGAATGTGACTTACGGCAGGGACGTAGGGTATAAAATTGAACAAGAAGTGTTTGACGAATCTATTCATGAGATTAGTGCAACAAAAATTAGGGCTCAAATGGGATTGCGATGAAAGAAAAAATGATTCGTGCATATATGCAAACCGCGAAGACGTTTGCAGAATGCAGCACTGCCCGTAGATTGCATGTGGGTGCGATTGTGGTAAAAGATGATCGTATTATCAGTATAGGATATAACCGTTTTATCCAATAGAAATGATAAATAAAAGTATGAGCAAACCATACTTTTATAAAATTAAAAACAAAGCAAACGGCAAATATTATATAGGTTCCCAATACGGTAAAGATGCTTGTAAAGAGAATTTCTTTGTGACTTATTTTACAAGTTCTCAATATGTCAACGATATTATCTTAAATGAAGGTATCGATGCCTTTGAAATTGTTTCTTTAATAGAACGAAATGATGCTAGAGATTACGAATCATACTATCTACAAAAGTGTTATAGATTGCTAGGTAAAGATAAATTTTTAGATATGTTTTACAATAGATCGTTGTCCCCGGGTATATTATTAGACGAAACAATTATTGCTAAACAGACAGAAACTAAACGCAATAAATGGAGCAACGGAGAAATTTCGAAGCCGATTCCTCCAACTTGGAAAGGCAAACAACGAAGTACACGAATGAAAGAGCGATTGTCTCAAAGTAAAATGGGACACACTGTATCTATAGAAACACGACAGAAGTTAAGAGACGCTAATTTCGGTAAGACTCAAACGCAAGAAACAAAAGAAAAGCGAGCAACAACTCTAGCATTGAATAAAAATGCATATGGTAGAAAACATTGGCTGTTTATTTCTCCTAATAACAAATATTATTACACTATAGGAAAAAGGAATCAAAGGCTGCACGAATTAGGGCTCTCAGAAGGTTCTGGATTTATTAACTATGTTAATACTGGCATATCACCAAGTCAGGGAAAAAATATAGGTTGGCTATTCTACGAGGGCGAAGAAAATATTAAAAAAATACTTAACACTATAAAACAGGAAAACATAATTTATTATGAATGATAGAATGAAAAATTTTTATATGGGCATTGCGGAAGAATGTGCTAAAATGTCAAGGGCCGTCCGACTTCAGGTAGGGTGTGTTATTGTTCAGAACAATAATATTATATCATTTTCTTGGAATGGTATGCCAAGCGGTTGGGATAATAATTGCGAATACGAACATTATACATTAGGTAACTCTAACGATTTTGAACTGAAAACCAGACCAGAGGTAATTCATGCAGAGTCGAATGCGATTTCAAAATTAGCTCGGAGCAGTGAAAGTGGAGATGGTGCAACAATGTTTATCACCCACAGCCCTTGTTTAGATTGTGCAAAACTAATTTATCAAAGTGGTATTACCAAAGTATATTACGGGCAACAGTATCGTTCTGAGGATGGTGTAGATTTTCTTAGTAAATGCAAAATTGAAATAGAACAAATAGATGTTTGATGTTTTTTATACAGGACCCAAGCCTGACATTTTTGCCTTTGAGTGTCCTGTTAATAGTTTAACCGAAGCTAGTGAAAAAAGCAGAACTCCTTGGTTTTGGCTTATCGACGGAAGAAATGATTATACAAATTTCAATTGGGATTACAGACCCGTGCCTTGGGAATCCGATTTCACCCACGTTTGGTCTAGTCAGTGGCAGGAAAACGGCGGGACTGTGCTTGCACGTAAAGGAACAATTGATCACAATTGGCATTGGCATAAGGATATTTTAATAAATCGAAAGTTTTCAGCGCCGATCTATTATATGGATTTTCATAACCCAGAAAGCCCTGCGCAATTTGAATTATTAAAATCAAAATGGCAAAATGTTAAATCAGTGAGATATGTAGGGTCGCATCTGGATGTTTTTAAAAGAATAATTTCTCAAGCAGACACTGACTACATATGGATAATTAGCAGTATTTGTAATTACAAAGATTTTGATTTTACATGGCATCCAAGTCAGTGGCAAGCAGAAATGATTCATTGTTTTGGTCGTAGTAATTATGAAAGATATCGAAGGGGAAATACATTTTATATTCATGTGGAGTCTTTTCGACAACAGATGTATGAACTTGAATTGTTAGATTGGTTTAATGTTATTCATTATAACACAGATCAAATAGTTCATAATTTTCCTGCACCTAAAGTTGTGTATCACGGTGATGACTTAGTATCTGCCATAAAAAATTACAGATTTGATTGGCCATATGTAAATTTTGTGCAAGAAACAGAACAAGATGATTTATTATACACAGAAGAAATTTGTTTGTGGACTGAAAAAGATCGTCAAGTAGTACCATACACTGACAGTAATTCTTGTTGTTTAGTTCCAAAGGATGTAAAGCAATATATTGACACACAGGTATACGACTATCCATATATACATAATTTTGAAGTAGTGGTAAAAAGATCACCACAAATAGATGTGGTTTTTATAAGTAATGGAGAACCAGAAGCAGAACGTTGGTATGAACATTGTGTTCGACACTGTAAAGAATCTCGGATTCATAGGGTGCAAAATGTAAATGGCAGATCGGCTGCATATCAAGCTGCAGCTAAGATTAGTACAACA